ATCCAAATGAGTTCAGGTAAGACATATCAACAGTCCAACATTCATTCCAAGATTTCTGTACTCCATAAGCTATGAAGCGCAAATCTCTACTGTTAAACTCTTTTACATCTTTAAGGTTGAGAGCGCCCGCAGCATAATTCCGAGCGTTCTTGATAGTCTTGGGAGCAACTACTTCTCCAGTAATCTGTAGCAGTGCACCCTTAAACTCGCCTAATGAATTAGGTACAAGAGACTTCATGTTGTCTGTAATATCCAGACCACGCTTTCCATCTCCTCGAGTAAGGGCTTTGTGTAGTTGTCCCTCAACATAGAGCAATGATACTGCCGCTCCGTCTAATTTAGGGGAAACAGTAATGTCTCCTTTATAATTACCTAGCGGATTTTTATCAAGCTCATTGGAAAATATCTTTTGTAATGAATACATTTGAAACGCATGAGGAACTCTATTGTCTCTACTAGAGAAACCGACCTCGTCATACTGAGCATACGTAGCTAACTTATCAAACTGTTCATCTGACATCGTTGGTTTACCATTATAGTAATCTTCCGAGGCTTGCTGTAGTATTGCTTTTATATTTTCCATTTATATATTATATCAAAAATCACAAACAAAGTCAAGAACTAAATTTAGGAAAGGTAAATTTCATCTAAAATATCCTTGAAGTGCGTCTCAAGAATAGTCTTACTCTCTGCTAGTGATAATATTTCCACTAGTCCCTCAAACAACCCTTTAGAGTTGTTAAAGTCTAGCTTCATTGCTATCCCGTCCTTTGATGGCTTGAAGTCACCATCGAAGTCGAGATAATACTTTCTTAGATGCAGATACTCTGTATCGTAAAAAGTATTTATAGTTAATTTGACTTGTTCCGTCCCCTCTTCATTTTCAGAGATTACTTTTTCATATAACTCAGGGGCTTCATGCAACTTCATCGTTTGTTCCTTAGTATACTACTTAAAGGTTGTATACTGGTAACATTCTTAGGTTGTAATAAGCGATAACTATCAGTATCCCAACAAAACAGCAAAACTGAGTCGTTGGTTTCCTTAGCACGATTCTTCTTGCTTTGGATATACTTGTTATCGAAGTCTAGGGTACAAACATTATACTTTAATTTTCTACTGTTTGTCGACCTATATGTTATGATTGCATCGCCGCAATCTGAAACAGTTCTTAAGAACTCTTCTTTTTTCACTATAATACTCCATTACTATTAAGAAAACTCTTTCTGCCTAGTAATGGATTAGTATTAGTTGTTTATGTTGTTGATTATACCTGTGAAATAAACAGAAGCTTTACCAGTCAATTTGTCGATAATATCTGCATCAACTTCTTGTCCTGCGTCAGATAAAGCACTTGTTAGTGCTTCAGCTGCGTCAGCTTTGCTTACTCTAGCGCTTCCACCACCAGTAGACTTTGCAGTCCCAGTAGCAGGAGCTTTTTTCACATAAACGCCAGCTTTAGTAAGTATCATTCTAACTCCGTTAGGTGATTCTCCTAGTTGCTCTGCAATCTCTTTGACAATCTCCATAGATGTCTCAGGGGTTGGTTCAGCGTCGGTATAAAGTTCAACAGCTTCAGCTTTTGATTCGTCTGTCCAAGCCATTCTTCTTCTCCTTTTATGTTTGAGAGCTTCAGGCATGCCGTGGCACCAGCCTGTTAAATCTCTCATTTGGTTATAATATCTATCACTCATTAATATATATTATACAGATTTTTGAGTGCGATGTCAAGAACTATTTTTTATTAAGTATAACTTAAGCTTTTAATATAGTCCAACTTCTCTTGAGCGTTTACAGCTATTTCAATCTGCTCGTCTATTGCTCCAACGATGTCGGCATGTTCACCGATTCCTACAGGGTTATTTAAATATACTCTGATGTTAACTTCAGCAGAGGCTATAATTCCCTTGTATTTAAGCGCTAATGCTTCTCTCAATCTATCATTCATTTTTTATTCCTTATTATGGCATTTACATATGATACTACGAAGTTCCTTCTAGGCTCTTCGAAGAAGCATATTTGCCATATAAATGGGGCGATAAAAATCATTGATACTGCATATATAAATGCGTGTGTATTTTTATAATCCCTTATTAATTTGCCACCCTCTTCGTTACTAATCATTCTCATAATTATACTGTAAGTTCTACTCACAGCCATAAACCATGTTGTTAGCCACATAGAAATGACTACTGTCCATATTTCCATTTTGCACTCCTTATGCTCCTAGATATTTATATCATACTTATTTAAGTGTCTTAAACTACCTAAATCATAAGAGGCGAAGTGAGCGTGAAAGCCCCCTTCTTTTATATTCCCAAAGTATGGGCTATCAAAATTTGTCAGTTCTATAACATATACATGGTATACATTACAGTTATGTCTTTTATCAAAACTTCCTTTAATTATTCTAGCAGGAAGGTCGTATCTGGCACACCATACTTTTTCACCAGGCGAAAATTCTTCTGATACACATTCATCTGGTAAATATCCTATTTTAGCACCTAGTCCCTGTTGGGTCGTGGGTCTTTTTTGTGGCACTCCAACTCTGTCTAACAAATTACGAACAAATGTTGTAGAACGATATAAAGCTTGAGCTATGCCAGATACGGGTTGCTCGTCTAAATACATTTCTATCGCTTGTTTGACTTCATAGTCGGTAGCCTTTCTACCCCTGTTTTGTGCTTTTCTTACTGCTCTGAATTTAAGTGTATCTTTAAAATCTTCGATAATACTATTTAATCTAGTAGTATTATAACTGATGTTAAGCATAGAGCATGCTTCTTTTTTTGTAATCGGTTTATCTTGCTCCAAGTACTCCAGTACTCTAACAAGATTCTTTTCGTCTAGCTTTTCATGATTTCTTTTTCTAACTGTTCTCATGCTTACTCCCTAATAAAATTATTGCATAATGCATTATTTTCATTAAGTCTAAATCATTCTTGCCTTTCTTTTTCCCATAGCGTTTTGCATACTTAATAATATTACCTATGCAAAATCCTTCACCATGGCCAGAGTCTATAATAAACTCTGTAGCTTGTATTTTATCAGTACTATAATGCTGTGCATATGTATTATCTATATACAATTTCAGCGTTTCTAGTACTTCATCTTCATTGAACTTATACTCTTTGTAATCAACTTTTTTAAAGCTTTTTTCTTTACTAAATAATCCCATTTATGAACTTTCCCAAAACTCATCAGCAAGTTGGTCTAGCATTTCGCTAGGGTATACGGACTCGCCTTCTACTTTATACTCACCATGCCAGTCGAAGTCTTCAACTGTGGTATCAATACTAGGGTACATTTCATTGAATGACTCTATTAATTCTTCTCCATCGGTTTCATAGATGTCTCCTTCTACAGACTCCCAATCGTCGTATTTTTCTGTCTCAAAGTATTGTTTACCCATAAAGTTTCTAAACTCATCTTCATATGTCATGGTAGCACTTACATTATCATCATACTTATTAGCAAAGTATTCTAATATATTTGATACTAACTCTACTGGTTGTCTCCATGCTGCGTATCCGCTAATGTAGCCGTCTTGTACTTCTTCGAGGTGGCACCATTTAGCACCAACTTCTCTACAATACCAATCATAGGAGTTTTGTAAATAACCATCTTTATCAAATGACTTATCTACACTACCCATAAAAGGTTGATTTTCTATTTCAGCATAATCCTCATAATCATAAGGATTGCCATCATAATCATTTCTAGTACCTTTTACCATTTTAACTGATGAGTTAAATTCTTCATCAGTTAATCCTTCTATACTTATATTAAAATATACATGATTTGCCATTAGATATCTCCCTCTGCTCTTACTTCTGAGCGTACTACTTCAAAACCATTTGGGTATCTTTTCTCTAGTTTTTTGATGTTTTCTTCCATTACTTCATGTGGTGTAAATCCTAAAGCTGTGCAGCCTTGCACCCAATACCAAAGAACATCTCCTAGTTCTCTTTTCATGTGGAATATTTCATCTTCTGTAAACTGTGTGTCTGCTTGGAATATTTTTTTCTTTACTACTTCTGCGAACTCTCCACTCTCAGCCATCATACCGATAACTGATGTTAATAGTCTTGCTACTTGCATTTCTTCTGTTCTATCTTCGCCCTGTACACTTGTGTTGCCTTGTAGCTTATCCATTCTGTGTATCATTTTGTCTGTGTTTTTGCTTGTTTGTGAGGTTGTTATATCTACGAACCTTGCGTAGTCGTTAAATTTTTGTTGGTCTGTCATGTTCTGTCCTTAATGTGTCTGATTGTTGTTCTTATACCACTTAGCTAACCAAGTGTCTACCTGTAATTGTGTCCAATGCGCAGGGAAATATACTGATAATCTAGGGCTGTCTTGTAATACGATTCTCATAATCTGCGTAGTCCTCACTCCACCAATGTGGTTTATCTCTGAATTTCCAGCTGGCAAAGGTAGCTTTATCTAGGTGGTAGTAGTCGCGGTATGATTGAATTGGATTGTCATAATCTTTCAAGTCATCTGGCATAGCTAGTCCGAACTGTGTGAAGCCTACTCTTTGCATATTTACTGGCTCTGGTAATTTATTTACTACTTCATGTATGGACTTATGTTCTTTGCCATACCTGTACCTATACTCGTCGTTCAACGCATTGCCGTAGCAGTGTGTCCATTCGTGGTTGTCTAATGAAGAGCGCGCCCATATCGTGCAGGGGTGATTATACATCATAGGTAAATAT